GTATTCCAGACTGGAAAGAGATTGATAAAATACCAGAAGATGCAAGACTGCTTTGTGGAGGAATGGACTTTGGCTATTCTGTTGACCCTTCAACTTATATAAGATTATACAAATGGAATAGTGCTTACCTATTTGATGAAATGCTTTATAGAAAAGGTATGCACAATAGAGACATTAGCTTATTTTTTACAAACCAACATATAAGAGAAAACATTTATGCTGATTCAGCAGAGCCTAAATCTATAGCTGAATTAAAAAACTATGGTCATGCAGTTTATCCTGTAACAAAAGGTAGAGATTCAATAGTCTATGGAATTAACCTAATGAATCAAAATGAAATTTATGTAACTAGAAGAAGCAAGAATCTAATCAAAGAGCTTCAGGGTTATATATGGGCTAAAGATAAAGAAGGTAACGATCTACAAAAACCTACAGGCTCACATCCAGACTGCATTGATGCAGCTCGCTATGCACTTATGATGCAACTAGAAAATCCAAACAGAGGAGAATATCACTTTTATTAAATAGGGTGGAGTACACTTTGTGATTTTATTGTACATATAGTATGAAAGTTAAAATCCTAGTACCTGAAACACTATCAGAAATAACATTAGAGCAATATCAAAAGTTTCTAAAGATTTCTAAAGACAATGAAGATAGTTTGTTTGTGAATCAAAAAATGGTTTCGATATTCTGTAATATAGAAATGAGTACTGTCTTTGCTACAAGATATTCTTCAATAAAAGAAATTACAACTCACCTAAACGAAATCTTTAAAATCAAACCTAAGTTTAATTCTTCTTTTCAAAGAGGAGAGTTAGAATTTGGATTTATACCAAATTTAGATGAAATGACTTTTGGAGAATATGTTGACATTGATTCTACTTTAAATGACTGGGAAACTATGCACAAAGCTATGGGTGTTTTATTTAGACCAGTAACATACAGGAAAAAAAATAAATATCTAATTGAAAAGTATGAGACTTATGATAAATACGATATGCAGAAAATGCCTTTAGATTTAGTGTTTGGAGCATTGATTTTTTTTTGGAATTTAAGCAGCGAGTTAGTAAATCATATACCGATCTATTTGAGGGAGGAACTACAGAATCTGACCTTACAGCAAAAGCAAATTTTGCAAGACGATGGAATTGGTATTCAAGTATATACCGACTTGCTTCAGGAAATGTTGCCAACATTGACCAAGTTACCAAACTACCCTTACATCAATGTTTAATGTTTCTAACATTTGAAAAAGATAAAAATGAACTAGAAGAAAGAATGATAAGAAGTAAAATTAAATAATGAAAGAGTTTTTAGTAGAAGAGTTGTATGAAAGGGGACTAATTCCTTATGATGAAAGCATTGTTTTAGCTGAAGGCTTTGAAGATGCTATGGTTGGCATATCTACCACAAACCCTAAAAGAGCTATATACGATTATTGGAAATGTCTGGATTGTTTAATAAAAGCAAAAGTCACACAGGAAGTTTTTGAATTTGATGCAGCTTTAGAATGGCTAGACGATTACATAAAAGAAGCAAACAATAGTGATATAAACTCATTCACACCAATATTTATAAAAACGATATGACAACTTATTATAATATAATTGACACACTAAAAACAGCTTTAGAAGCAGAACCTTTTGTTAATACTGTAAGCTATGGAAATATCTATGACATTGACTTAGCTAAACAAACAATATTTCCATTGTCACACATTATGGTCAATCAAGCTACTATCTCTGCTCCAACAACAACATTTAATGTGACTATTATGTGCATGGATATTGTAGACGATCCTAAAACAGAAAGTGCTTCTGCATTTCTAGGAAACTCTAACGAACAAGACATTCTAAACACTCAGCTCAATATAGCAGCTAGAATAGTTAGTAAGCTAATGAGAGGAGATTTATTTAGCGACTTGTATCAAGTAGAGGGAACAGCAAGCTGTGAGCCTTTTAACGAAAGGTTTGAGAATAGTTTAACAGGATGGGCAGTAACTTTTGACGTTGTAGTTCCAACAGACATGACTATTTGCTAATGAAAAATGAACACGCATATAAAATTTTAAATGCTTTTGCTCTTAATGTAATTAGTGCTGCTAAAGCTAATTTAAAAAAAGAAAAAAAAGATGTTACTGGCAAACTATCTAATTCATTAACATATCAACCAAGTAAAACTCCTACTGGATTTAGTCTTGCTTTTTTAATGGAACAGTATGGAGAATTTCAAGATAAAGGGGTTAGTGGAGTAAAACAAAAATTTGATACACCTTTTTCTTATAAAAGCAAAGGTGGTAAAAGAGGTTTAAAAGGTATGCCACCTCCATCAGCTTTTGACCAATGGGCAGTAAGAAAAAAAGGATTAAAAGGAATTAGAGACAAAAAAGGAAGGTTTTTGCCAAGAAAAATTACTGATTTTCTACTCGCTAGAAGTGTATTTCTTAAAGGAATAAAGCCTAGTTTATTTTTTACTGAACCCTTTGAAAAATATTGGAATAGCCTACCAGAAGGTTTTGTAGAAAATTTTGCAATAGACATAGAAAGAAATATAAATGAACAATTAAATAAAAAGTAAATGAGTGCAATAATTAACGCAAGAAGTCCATACTTTATAAAAATAACTCCCTCACAGGGAAGCATAGAATCAGCAACAATGACATTGTATATTTACTCAGGTACTTATACAGCTTCTCCATCTCCATCACAATACACATTAACAAAAACAGCCATATCAGGAAACAACTACATAGCCTTTGAAATAAGCTCACTTGTTAAAGATTATTTAGAGACAGAATATGGCAACTTTTCAACAGACGGAGTGTGGGTTAAAACCTCTACTGTTATAACTAAAGATTCTGGAACAACAACTGCAACAACAGCAAACAAGCTAGTAGACAGCACTCAAAACTTTACAAGTTCAGTTCAAATTGGTGATACAGTTAACAATACAACAGACGGAACAACAGCAACTATTTCTGCAATAGATAGCAATACTACTCTTAGTCTAAGTTCCGATATTATGACAAGTGGAGAAACTTATAACATAAGACAAACAGCCGCAGCAGAAGATGCCACTCCTTACTTAGCTTTTGATGGGTTTGGATATTTTGAAGAAGGTGTAAACCCTAGAACAGCTACTAATCCTATAAACACAGTAGTCACAGGAACAACAGATGGAGTAACAGTAGCTTTTAAATTACAAGACTCAACTCAAAACTTTTTAGACACAGTAAGTCTAGGAGATACTGTAAACAATTTAAGTGAGGGAGGTAGTACTACAATTAGTGCCATAGAAAGTAATACATCATTGGCATTAGCTGCTGATATTATGGTTTCAACTCCTGACAATTATAGCATTGTAGCTAGACCTGATTACACACCTGCTTTATTACAAAGCAATACAACTATATATTTTAAACAGGGTACAGACATTGTCTTTCCAGTATTTGCAGAAGCAGAGCCTACTATTACTTTTATTAGTGGAGGAGGAGCAAACATTAAGTGGGAAAGGACTGATGAGTTCTGGAACTTATACCAAAATTACTGGGGTTCTATTTTAACTCCTATTGTAGTTCCTGATTCTACCGATTCAACAGAAAAGATAGTTTACATAAGAGTAACTCCGACTCTGACGTTACAAACGGGAGATACTATTACAGTAGTTTCTACTAAAACAGGCTATGAGCAAAGTTTTACTTTAACCTTAGAGGCTGTATGTGAGCCTAAGTATGAGCAATTACAAGTAATCTTTTATAACAAGTTTGGAGCTTTACAGATCATGCCATTTTTTAAAAGGTCACAAAAAAGCTTAAGTGTTAAAGGAAGTACTTACAACAGAAATATAATGGACTTTACCTCTTCTCCTAGCTATGATATTTCTAAACACAGTATAGCAACTTATGGAGTTAATGGAAGTGAATCTATTGAAATGAATACAGGGTTTATTAACGAGAGCTTTAATGAAGTCATTGAAGAAATAATGCTTAGTAAACAAATATTTGTAGACGACGGAAACAATGTCTTGCCAATAAACATAAAAACTAAAAGCTTGAGATTTAAAAAAGGAGTTAATGAAGGACTTATAAATTATACAATGAGCTTCGATTATGCCTTTAGCACTATAAACAATATTAAATAATGCTAGCACTACAAATTTATATTAATGGGTTAAGAGCTGATATGTTTAAAGACGAATCAGTCTCTATCACTCAATCTATACAAAACGTAAGAGATGTAGGTAAAATATTTACTGATTTCACTAAGTCTTTTAATTTACCTGCCTCAAAAAATAACAATAAGATATTTAAACACTTTTACAACTTCAATATTGATGCAGGCTTTGATGCCAGAACTAAAATTAGTAGTAAGCTAGAATTAAACTTTTTAGAATTTAAGACAGGAGTATTGCAGCTCAATGGAGTTAAAATGAAAAACAATCAGGCTAGCTCATACAATGTAACATTTTTTGGAAATACAGTAAACCTAAAAACTTTATTAGCTGAAGATAAACTAGACGTTTTAAACCTTTCTGCTTATGACCATACTTATTCAAAGCTTATAGTTAAAAATGCTTTACAATCTGACACCTATCTCAGTAGTGGAGCTATTGTCTATCCTTTAATACAAGCTGAAGCAGGAAGATATTTTTTTAATTCAGATGCAACAAATGAAGAAGATTATAATGTTCATTATCAAAGTAACGGACAGGGTTCATTAAATCATGGAGTTGAATATACTAATTTAAAACCTGCCATAAGACTACAAGAAATTATAGATGCTATTGAAGCTAGATATACAGTAGCTAATGGATTTTCAAGTGATATTGTATTTTCATCAGACTTTTTTAATAATTCTGAGCCTTTTGCCAGTTTATATTTATGGCTTGCTAGAAATAAAGGAAGAATAGGAACAAATACAGACGGACAACAAGTTTTAAATAAAGTAATTGGTAACTGGCAACTTTCAGGAAGTGACAATTATTCTTTTAACATAGGAAACACCACTTGGAGTGTGAATATAAACACTGCAGACAAAATAGTTTATTTTGCTATATTAAGCATAGTTCCGACTGACAACTCAATAGTCTACACAGCTTATGCTATTGACAATGTATCTAACACTAGAATTGCTGAAATAACAAATGTAACAGGCAATAATTCTGTTGACTTTACATTGGATGAAAATACTGCGGGCAATTATGAAATACAATGGGTCGTAGAAAGCACCTCAGCCTTATCATTTACTCCAACTTTAGAACTAACAGCAAATGATATTTTAAACTTTGGTGGAGGAACTAACGACTATGTAGTAAATGGAGGCACTAACGATACACTAGGCTTTGTTTATATTAATCAAAATGTGCCTGACATTAAAATTATTGATTTTCTTACAGGCTTATTTCAGACTTATAATTTAACTGCTTTTGTTAATGACCAGAACATTATTGAGGTAAAAACATTAGATAGTTTTTATGCGACTAGCAATTCTTATGATATTACTGCTCATGTTGAAATGAATACTAGTGAAATTAAAATGGCTTTGCCTTATAACGACATACAGTTTAAATTTCAAGAGCCAGATTCTTTTTTAGCTATAAATTTTAACAGAATACAAAACCAAGTGTTTGGAGATTTGCTTAGTCCTCCATCAAGAGATACTTCTATTGATGTTGGTACTAAATACACCATAGAACTACCCTTCGCTAAAATGGTTTATGAAAGGTTGTCTGACCAAAACAGTTCATCAACTCTTACTAACAATCAAAGTGAAATACAATGGGGATGGAGTGTTAATGCAGACCAAGAAACTGATCTGACAAAACCTTTAATATTTTATAATGTTAACCAGACTATTAGTAGTGCAGATTCTAAACTCTCATTTAAAGATGGAGTCACTTCTAATGAGGCAGCAGGTTTAACAACTTACAATAGACCTTCTAATGTTAATTTAAACTCCTCACAGACTATTAATTTTGGTAGTGAGGTAGATGAGTATACAGGAACTACAAACAACCAAAGCCTATTTCAAAATTACTACTCTTCTTACATCTCTGATGTATTTAACATAAAAAGAAGAATAACTAAGGTTAAAGCTTACTTGCCTTTAAGCATTTTACTTAACTACAATTTAAATGACAAGTTTATTATCAATGACATTAGTTATAAAATAAACACAGTTAGAACCAATATGCTCACAGGAGAAAGCAGCTTAGAACTACTTAACGAATTATCATGATAGAACAATTACTCGAACTTATTAAACTAACAAAATGCAAAGGGAAGTATTCTCAGATTGCTATGGGCAAAAACAAAATGCCAGAAACCTTTAAAGAAGCATATCAACAAATAAAAGACGGATATTATGGCAATTAAAAAGGTTATTATTATTGATGCTAATATAAAAGCAGCAGAAAAAAATCTTAATGAAGTTAATGAACTGTTAGAGTTACAAGACGAAGCACTACAGCGAATTACTAAAGATTTAAAGAATTATGAAAATCAATTAGAACAAACTTCAGCTAAAGATTTAAATAGAAGAAAAGATTTAAATAAGCAGATAAAACAAACTAAAAAAGAATTAGCCTCAGAAAAAAAGGCACTTACTGAACTTAAAGGTAAAAGAACAGAAGCGACTAAAGCTTTAAGTGAAGCTAAAGCTGAAGCCTTAGATTTTGGAGGAGCTTTGCAAGCTGTAGACAGTCAAACAGGAGGTGCTGTAAGTGGATTAATGGCTTTAAAAGGTGGTGTTTTAAATTTAGGTAAAAGCTTTAAAACTCTTGATGGCATTTTAAAACTTAGTTTACTTGGTTTGTTTGTGACTACTATAGCTGCTGTAACTGCTGCATTTAAAGCTTCTGAAGAAGGGCAGGAAAGATTTACAAAACTAATAAAGCAGGGTCAGGTAGCAATAAACAATGTTGTAGACATTCTCTCAGATTTTGGAACAAGTATTCTAAATGTAGGTAAAGGTTTATTAAAATTAGCAAAAGGAGATTTGTCAGGAATGGCTGTTGCCTTTAATGATGCTAAAACAAACATAAATGATGCTACTGATGCAATAAAAAACTTTGGAGAGGAAACTCAAAAAGAAATGAAAATTGCAGGTCAAATTGCTGACCAAAGAGCTAAAGCTCATCATATTGAAAGAGACATTATTGTTGAAAGAGCAAAAGCAAATAGAGAAATAAATGACATTAGATTAGAAGCTGAAAAAAGAGATAAATATAATGCTACAGAAAGAGTAGCACTACTTAGAAAAGCACAAAAAATAGAGGAAGATATTACTTTAAAAGAAATTGAAGCTAAGAAGCTTGTAATAGCTGCACAAGAGCAAGAAATGACTTTAAGTAAAAATACTATTGAAGATAAAGACAAACTTGCAAAACTTCAGGCTGAATTAATAAACTTAGATACTAAAAAATTAAGAAGTCAAAGATTACTGCAAACACAAATAACAACAGCAGCAAATCAGGAGAAAGCAGAAAAAGAACAAAAGAAAAAAGAAGAACAGCAGGAGCTTGTCGATATGGTTTTAGCTGCTACTGATAAAGAAACCAAAAGACAACAAGCTATAAGAGATGTACAAACAGCATTTAAAACAATGGTTGATGAAGAAAATGCTATAACTGAACAGGCTAAAGCCGAATTAGAAAAAGAAAAAGCTATTGCTGAATTAGATGAGCTACAAGCTAGTTTAGAACAAAGAAATGATATAATAAATTATTGGGACAATCAAATAATAAAAGCAAAATTACTTGATAAAAAAAATAATGATTTAATTCTAAAAGCCAAACTAAAATCAGAGTTAGATTATGTTTCTGCCATTGGTGGTGCAATAGGAGCATTAGGAGGTTTATTTGAGAAAGGTACTGCAGCAGCAAAAGCAGCAGCACTAGCTGAAATTTTAATAAAAACTGGAGTTGGATATGTTCAGGGATTAGATATAGCACAAAAATCAGCAGCAGGAACTGGGCCTGCAGCAGCCTTTGCTTTTCCTGCTTTTTATGCTACACAAATAGCAGCAGTATTAGGTGCTGTAGGTCAAGCCAAAAATATTTTGACTCAAGTAAAAGGAGGAGGCAGTGCATCGTCAGGGACTCCTTCTGCTCCGTCAATAGGTGGTAGTGCAAGTGCATCTGTGCCTTCAACTCCTCCTGCATTTAATATAGTAGGAGCTTCATCAGAAAATCAACTAGCGGGAGCAATAGGAAGCCAGACACAGCAACCAGTCAAAGCTTTTGTAGTGGCTAATGATGTAACTACTGCACAGAGTTTAGACAGAAATATTGTCGAAGGAGCAAGTATAGGGTAACACTTTCAAAAATTATTGTACATATATTATGGATATAATAGAATTATTTTTAGACGAAGAAAACGAACATTCAGGAATAGAAGCTATTTCAGTTGTTGAATCTCCTGCAATAGAATCAGATTTTATTGCACTTAAAAACCAAGAAATCAAAATGGCAGAGGTAGATAAGGAAAAACGAATCCTTATGGGTGCTGCTTTAATACCTAACAAGCCCATTTATAGAAAGAATGAGAAAGATGAAGGCTATTATGTCTATTTCTCCACAGATACTGTAAAAAAGGCATCTGAAATGTTTTTAATAAGAGGCAATCAATCAAAAGCAACTTTAGAGCATCAAATGGCTATACAAAACCTAACAGTTGTTGAATCTTGGTTAGTAGATGACCCTAAAATGGATAAATCAGTAAAATATGGTTTAGATGTTCCAAAAGGGACTTGGATGGTTTCGATGAAAGTCAATAATGACAAAATTTGGAATGATTATGTAAAAACAGGCAAAGTCAAAGGATTTTCAATAGAAGGATTTTTCTCAGATCAAGCTAACAGACCTAAAGAGCAAATAGAGGAAGAATTATCTGAAGAAGTGCTTTCTGAAGAATTAATAGCAAAAATAAAGGATATTATTTGCAAAGGTTGTGATAATCAAAACAAACAATATGATAAGAAAGAAAAAATTTAAAAACCTAGCACATAATTCTCCAAAAGCCAGTCGCAGAGGGTGTTTGTGTAAAGACAACACTTATAGTGTGGATTGTTGTGATGGTTCACTTCATGCACAGGGCATAGGTAAAACTCAGGCAAGCTAAAAAAAGTGGAAACACTTTTGAATTTTGTTGTACATATAATAAGCAATTAAAAAATATTTAAATGAAAGCATCAGAAATAGTTGAATCAATAAAACAAGTTCTAGGAATGGAACTAGCAGAAGTTAAAGTAGAGTTAGAGGAAAGAAAACTTGAAAACGGAACTAGAATAGAAGCTGAATCTTTTGAAAAAGGTAAAGCTGTATTTATTTTGACAGATGACGAAAAAGTAGCTATGCCAGTTGGTGAGTACTTATTTGAAGATGGCACTTTATTAGTAGTTGAAGAAGAGGGAGTCATTGGAGATGTAAGAGAAGATGTTGACGATGAAGTTCCACAAAAGGAAGAAGCAGGAGAAGAAAAAGAAGAAATGAAAGAAGAAGAAGAAATGGATGAGGAAGCTGATGTAGCAGACTGGAAAGGCATGGAAAAAAGAATTAAAAACTTAGAAGATGCTATTGCTGATTTAAAATCAGATAAACAAGACAGAAATTCTAAAGAAGAAGAAGTGTATTCAAAAGAAGAAAAAGTAGAAGAAAAAGTAGAAGCAGCTAAAGTTGAATTAAATGAAGTTGAAGTTTCTGCTGAACCAATTAATCACAACCCAGAAAAGGTTGAGAAAAAAGAAAGAGTGCATTTAGCAAAAGGAAGAGCGAGAAGCACTATGGATAGAGTATTAGAAAAATTAAATAATCACAAATAACAATTAAATTTTAAAACATGAGTAATCACAAAGTCGATTTAGCGACAACAGTTAACATTACCTCTACTTTTAGCGGTTCTTGGGCAAATAAGTATGTCTCAATCGCTTTATTAAGTGGTAAAACTTTAGACAATGGAGGTGTAACAATTATGCCAAACATTGACTACAAATATGTCATCCAGAAAGGAGCATTTGATTCAAACTTTATTAAAGATGCAACCTGTGACTTCACAGATACAGGAGCTGTAACTCTTACTGAAAGAGTACTTACTTTAGAGGAGTTCCAAATCAATTCTGAATTTTGTAAAAAAGAATTTTCTCAAACTTGGCAAGCTGCTGAAATGGGTTATTCTGTGTTAAATCAAGATTTACCTGCTTCATTCCAAGAATTTATCATTACACAATTTGCTGCTAAAGTTGCAGACAAATATGAGCAAGTTATTTGGAACGGAACTAACGGAAACACAGGTGAGTTTGATGGATTTACAACTTTATTTGCTGCTGACGGAGATGTAATTGATGTTGCTGCTGTAGGTGGTGGAATTAATGCTGCAAATGTAATTGCTGAATTACAAAAAATAGTAGCTGCTATTCCTGCAACTGTTTACGAAAAAGAAGATATGCACGTTTATATAGGAACTGATATTTTAAGATTCTACATTCAAGCTTTAGGCTTAGTAGGTGCAGGTTCAGGTATTGACAACAAAGGAACACTTTGGTACAACGGAGTACCTTTAACTATTGATGGAATTAAATTATTCCACTCTCCAGGTATGCCTGCTAACAAAGCAGTAGCTGCTCAGTCATCAAATTTATATTTTGGTGTCGGTTTGCTTTCAGATATGAACGAGATTCGAATTATTGATATGCAAGACATTGATGGATCACAAAATGTTAGATTCATTATGAGATGGAAAGCAGGTATTCAATACGGAATAGGGAGCGAAGTAGTATTATACGCTTAATAGTAAGTAAATAAAGTTTAACCTTTTAAAATAAATAAATATGTCATGTAATTTAAGTGCAGGTAGAGCAGTCCCATGTAAAGATGTAGTAGGGGGGATACAAAAGGTTTTCTTTGTTGACTTTGGTGGACTGGGAACAATAACATACACAGCAGATGAAATAACAGATGCAAGTGGAACTTTCTCAGCATACGAGTACGATTTAAAAGGAGGTAGTTCTTTAGAGCAAACAATAACAAGCTCAAGAGAAACAGGAACGACTTTCTTTGAACAAGTCCTTACTCTAAATCTTACTAAATTAAGTAAAGAAGATAATGTACAAATAAAGCTATTAGCTTACGGAAGACCACAAGTAGCAGTCGTTGACAACAACGGAAATGGTTTCTTGATGGGTGTTGAGTTTGGAGCTGAAGTAACTGGAGGAACAGTTGCTACAGGAACAGCTATGGGTGATTTAAGTGGATACACTTTAACACTTACAGCACAAGAAAAACTTCCTGCTAATTTTATATCAGGTGCAACATTGGCTAATCCTTTTGCAGGCTTGTCAAGTGCAACTGAAACAATAGTAGTAGGTACTAATAGCTAAAAAACGATAGGTTTCTTTTCATTAAGTTTTGTTTAGGTTAGAAAGGGGTACTTTAACGAGTCACCCCTTTTTATTTAAAAATTAAGTTATGATAATACTAAGGGATGTGAATACATTACAGACAATAAAAGTAATTCCTAGAGAATATAGCACCAATACTACTTATGCAGTAAACATAACTAGTGATTCTGAAAATAAGAATGTTTATTCTCACAATTTTACTGACGAGTTTACTTTAGATAAATATTGGTATCAGTTTAGTGATTTCTTTACAGGTTTAGAGGAAAATAATTTTTACACATTAAGTATAACAAGATACCAAAAAGAAGTTTTTAGGGGAAGAATCTTTTGCACTAATCAATCACCAATAAGCACATTTACTGTTAATTCTGGAGAGTACACAACCACGACCTCAACTAATGAATTTATATTCTATGAAGCATAAAAGCGACATTCACATTTTAAATCTTAACTCTTACGAAGCACCAAGAGTTTATGAAGAAAGAAACCAAGATTTTGTCTCCATTGGAGATAATAACGATTACTATCAATATGTCATAGACAGATATATTGGTTCAACTACTAACCATGCTATTTTAAATGGAGTTACCAATTTTGTTTATGGTCATGGAATAGATGCTACTGATTCTAGCGAAAAACCAGAGCAGTATGCACAGATGAGATCATTACTTAAAAATAAAGACCTATTTAGAGTAGTACAAGACTTTGTAATTTTAGGAGAAGGAGCGTTTCAAGTAACTTATAATACAGAGAGAAAAATAAGCAAGCTAACCTACTTCCCAAGACAAACTTTAAGAGCCGAGAAATGCAACGATAAGGGCGAAATAGATGCCTATTACTACCACCCTGACTGGAAAGACTACAACAGAAACGATAAACTTAAAAGAATACCTGTATTTGGGACATCTAAAGAGTTAAATGAAATATTTATTGTCAAAAAATACGTTGTTGGATTTCACTATTATAGCCTACCTAGCTATGCTGCTTCAATGCCTTATGCACTTTTAGAAGAAGAAATTTCAGCATACTTAATCAATGAGACACAAAATTCTTTCTCAGGAACTAAAGTTGTTAATTTTAACAATGGAGTACCTGACAAAGAGAAACAAATTCAAATAAAAAACGACATCTTAGGCAAGCTTACAGGTTCTATTGGTGACAAAGTAATAGTTGCCTTTAATTCTAATCAAGAATCTGCTACAACTGTTGAAGATATATCACTAAACAATGCTCCAGAACATTATGCTTATTTAGCTGAGGAGTGTGTTAAGAAATTAATGGTAGGTCACAGAATTACTTCTCCTCTTTTACTAGGAATTAGAGAATCTGGAGGAGGACTAGGGAATAATGCTGATGAAATACAAACAGCTACCGATTTATTCTTAAACATCGTTATTAAGCCTGCTCAGGACATTGTTATTGATGCTTTAGATGACCTTTTAACAACTAATGACATAGCTCTTAATCTTTACTTCAAAACTCTTAAACCATTAGACTTTATGGATGAAGATACTGATTTAACAGACGATCAAGTTGAAGAAGAAACAGGAATAAAGCAAGAAGATATAGATGAAGAAAAAGTAGAGGTAGATTTAAAGAAAATAGATGGCAAACTTGTTTTTGAAACTCCTGAAGAAGCTGAGGAGCAAGCCGAGAAGTTAGGTTGTAAAGGTTCACATACACATAAAGACGAAGATGGAAAAACTTGGTATATGCCATGTGAATCACATGATGACTACCCACAGTCTATGAGTTTGACTAAAGATGATTTAAATGAAGAGGAAACTAAAAACATCTTAGGTATTCTAGCAGAAGCAGGTGAGAAAATGAGTGATAATTATGTTTTTGTTGATGAAATTGACAACGATGAAGATATTGACAATGAGGACTGGGCAAACTACCTTATAAATGAGAAAAAAAGTACTCTTTCTAAAATCAAAGGACTGCTAGGACTTGCTGATGAAATAGATTCTAAAAAGAAAGGTAGTTCATATAGTGACTTAGATTCTAAAAATGGATTATATAAGATAAGATACACTTATGCAATAGGATCAAACAAGCCAAGTAAAACACAAAGAGACTTTTGTGCAAATATGATGGACATGGCTAGAGCAGGTATTGTATGGACTTTAGAAGATATTGATAGAGCAAGCAGAGAGGGTGTAAACAGAGAGTTAGGTCATAAAGGTAGAGCTTACGATTTATTTAAATTTAAAGGAGGCATTTATTGCAGACATAAATGGAGAAAAGTTTTATACAGATTAGAAAGCAATACTGAGCCATCTGAAAATCTTTCTAATTATAAAAAGACTAGAACTATTCCTAAAACATATAACAGAAATCCTAGAGGTTCAAAACAGGCAGCAACAGCTCCTGAAAATATGCCTAATAGAGGAGCATACCCAAAATAAAATTTAAACTATGGCACAGGTATTATTTATAAACAGAGACGACTTAGTAAGGTTCACATCAGCTAATGGAAATATTGATACAGATAAATTTATTCAATATATTTTTATTGCACAGGAAATTCAAATACAAAGATTTTTAGGAACTGAATTATATAATCAACTTGAAACTAAAATTGCTAATAACAATTTAGCAGGTCATTATTTGACTTTAGTGACAGATTATATAAAACCAAGTTTATGTCATTGGGCAATGGTAGAATATCTTCCTTTCGCTGCCTATTCAATTTCTAATAATGGCATATACAAACACACTTCTGAAAATGCAGTTAATGCTGATAAAAACGAAGTAGACTTTTTAATAGAAAAAGAAAGAACGACTGCTCAATATTTTAGTAACAGACTGATTGATTATTTACAAGATAATGCAGCAGCAAACTTTCCTGAATACTATGCAAATAGTTTTCCAGACATATATCCAGACGACTCAGCAAATTTTGGTGGATGGCAGTTAAGTTAAAAAAAACAAATGAGCAGGAGAAAAACGAAATCTTGCTTAAAAAATATTTAGAAAATAAAGTAGAATCATTAAAAAATAAAACAAATTGGCAACATTTACAGGACAATTAATTTCAGCTACTTATGATGCAATTATAAAAACAATAGATAATGATGCCATAGGAGGAACAGCTAAACAACTTACAGATGGACTTGGAAATGTAACTCCTTTATATGTTTCTACTACACAAATAGGAATAGGCATTACTCCAACAGAAGCTCTTCATGTTTCTGGCAATATAAAAGCTAGCTCATCAGTAATAGCTACTACTTTTAGTGGTGATTTAAATGGGACTATAAACACAGCAACAACAGGAGTCACACAAACAGCAGGAGACAATACTACAAAAATAGCAACTACTGCTTTTGTACAAGAAAGCCACGCAGGTAAGCCAACAGGATCAGGAACAGGTGGTAAAATAGCTCTTTGGAGTGGCTCAGGTACTTCTACAGTATTAACAGATAGTTCAATTACTGAAGAATCTACTCAATATTTACTAACAAAAGACATAAAAATATTTGACACTATTCCTGTTATTACTTTACAAGATTCTGATAGTTCAGGAAGTGCTTCGAGTGGTGATATAACATGGATTGATAATGCAGCAAGTCAAAGAGCTATAATTAGTTTATCAAATTCTATTTTAGGAATAACTAGCAAGCATGGTGGCATAAATTTTGGAACTAATTCAACACCTGCTGTTTCTATAGATTCTAGTCAAAATACTGAGTTTTTTGGTAGCATATCTTCAACTAGCACTATTACAGCTACTTCTTACATACAAAGTGACAGTAATTTACTAGTTAAAGGAGATTTAAAATTTAGAAATAATGCTGATACTAGTTGGAATGGAGGACAGATCGGTTCAGATGCAAATGACAGTTTAAGATTTGCAGTTAAAACTGCTGCTTCTAGTAATGTTGAAGCATTGACATTGGATGCTAACTTAAAAGCTAATTTTACAGGGAGCATAGCTATTGGAGGAAATGCCACGACTATTGCTTCATTTGTTACAGAATCTGACACAATAGCTTCTAATGATAATGACACCACTCTACCAACAAGTGCAGCAGTAAAAGATTATGTAGATACTCAAGTTGGAGCAAACAATGAGCTTTCTGAGGTTTTAGCAAATGGCAATATTACTGACGGAACTGATATTGTTGTAAGTACTGGAGACCAAATATTGTTACCAGATGGAAGTTCAACAAGTCCTGCAATTACTTTTAGTGGTGATACAAATACAGGAATGTATCGTACAGGAAGTGATGTATTAAACTTAGGTGTTGGAGGTTCAGATGCTATTTCTATGTTTCCTACTGCTGTTTATATAAAACCTGCAGGAAGTACTGAGTTAACAATTTCTGGTAGTGGTTCAACCTTTGCAGGGGATGTAGATGTAAATGGAACGCTAAAATTAGACACTAATGGTATTTTACAATTTGGTGCAAATACTGCTACGCCATCAATGGGTGTTGCTATTCATAGGTCAGCAGCCGACACTTTAAATTTTGTTACTGCTTCAACAAATAGATTAACAATAGATAGTGACGGAGATGCAACCTTTGCAGGGAATGTGGATGTAACTGGGAATATAATTGCTAGGGCTAATGCAAGCTATTATGCTACAAGAAATTATTTAGGAGAAACATGGGAATTAGCTAGTGATACAGCGGATGGTGTTACTTTTAAAATAACCGGTGGGGCCGCTAATACAACGGGAAATTATTTTAGATTCCAAACACAAAGCGGTGGGGCAACTGCCGCTACCGCACTTACAATTAATAAAGATTTAAGTTCAACTTTTGCAGGAAGCATAACAGGTTTAACTTCAAGTTTTGTTAGTACTGTAGCAGGAACAACAGTAGTTAGTGCAGAGGGTGCTTATACAAATAGTGGTTCAGTAAAATTATTTGAAGCAAAAAGAAATGGTGGAGCAGTAAAAAGTGATTGGGATTATCACGATTCAAGTCCAATTAGAATGTCTATTGGTACAAGTACCTCACATTCATTTGCTATTAAAACTGCAGATACTCCAAGATTAACAATAGACAGTTTAGGAAAAGTTATTATTAATGATAACGCAATAGGCGATAAATTATTATTAGCAGGTGATGACGCAGGTACAGCAAGAGGTTTAGTTTTTAATTGTTCTACAACTACAAATCAGGGCGATACTTGGGATATAGATGCTCAAAGTAGTACAGGGATTATTAAATTTAGTACTGGAAGTACAGAAAAAATGCGTTTAGACAGTTCTGGAACTTTATCTATTGGACCAGATGCTTTAGACATACAACTAAAAGCAGCTTCAAATAACAGTGGCAAAAACTTAATTTATTTACGAGGAAATGCTACAGGAGATAAAGCTGAAATTTCTTTGAACCACTTTGGTTATGCTAATATGTTTATAGGTATGGGAACGACTGCAAATACAGTAATGTCTTTAACTGCAACAAGTGGTGGTACTGATGGTATAATTATAGACAGTGATGGAAACGTAGGAATAAACAGAAGCTCACCAAATGGGTTGTTACATCAACAAAGTGAAGCAGGAAGTAATTCTGAATACTATATACAAACAGGTGATACAACTACTAACTCAACTATTTATTTTGGTGATTCCGATGCTTCAGTTCAGGGTGGAATAGATTATGACCATAATGACGATAGTATGTCATTTAAAGTAAACAATAGCCCTAGAATGGTTATTGACAGTTCTGGTCAATTAAATTTAACTTCTGGAACATATCATAAATTAATAGCTACATTTCCATCAACTTATAAAACTAATTTACAAATAGGGCAACAACTTAATATAAGCAACGATGCTATAAGCGATACAGTAACTTTTGCTCATTCAGGCACAGAAGCATCATCAGATTTTATTTTTACAATAGCAGGTAATGAAAAATTGAAAATACAAGGTAATGGAACAACTAAAATAACAACTGACGGAACAGAACAATTAATTTTACATAGGTCTGATAGTTCAATTTTTGAAAACAATACTATTGGAACAATTAAAGTATCTGCTGATGACCCAACTGCTAATGTTGTTGGTGCTCAAATACAATTTACAGGAGGCGGAACTTGGAGTTCAAACAATTATCCAACAAATATAATATTTAGTAATGATAATGCAGGTACTTTAACACCAAGATTAACAATAGACAGTTCTGGAAACTTAGGAGTAGGAAATCCCAACCCAACTTATCAACTAGATATATTAGGTGCAGGTGCTAATGATGGCGTAATACATATAAAAAATACTACTTCTACTCATTATCCAAGATTAGCAATACAATCAGATGTTAAAGGATATCATATAGGAGTAGGAGGAAGTGGAGCAGCAGCAGGTTATAAAAACGACCTTTATTTTTATGATAATAATCAAGCTGAAGTTCGTATGAGAATAGATACTTTAGGTCAAGTAGGAATAGGTGCTCCTGATTTACCTACTGATGTTTATACTGCTTCTGGTGGTGGTTATGCAGTTTTAGGTATGGGTCAATCAAGTTTTTTAACTGCTTATAAAGCTGATGATTCTATTGAGTTATGTCAAAATACTTATTTAAATACAAGTGGAGTAAATAGAGGAATTATAGCAAGTGTAGCTGCAGCAAGATTAACTCTTGTAGATGGTTCATTTGTTTTTACTACTTTAACAACAGGTGCTGATAAATCTCAAAATGCTACAAATGTAATGCGTATAACATCTGGGGGTCAAATAGAATTTGCTGCCACTTATAACAATACTACTGCGTCTGCTGCAAATATGCACATAAGTAGTGCAGGAGGTCAAATTTTTAGGTCAACTTCATCTTTAAAATACAAAACAGATGTTAGAGATTATGACAAAGGATTAAATGAAGTAATGCAATTACAACCTAAATACTATAAAGGTAAAGATGATGGCGATACTCAATTTGCAGGTTTAATAGCAGAAGATGTTAACGATTTAGGATTAAGTGAATTTGTACAATATGCAGAAGACGGAACTCCAGATGCTTTGGCTTATACTCATATGGTGGCATTATTAGTTAAGTCAATACAAGAACTAAAAGCAGAAATAGATGATTTAAAAAACAAATGTAATTGTAAATAA